AACATTATACGCCCCTAGATTGTTTCTTACCCAAAGCTTTACATGACCATCTTTATTTTTTTCTGATCCTGACATTAAGAGCATATTGGCTACTAATCCTTCAGTCCATGAAGGTGCACCTGATCCTGTTACGTGAAGTCTTGCTAGACTTTGGCTGGCTGGATATGATAAGCTTGAGCTAATTGGAAAATCTAAATGATCAGGAAACTTATATGTTCCTTCAAATGTCCAAGACCCAGAAGTAAAAAGGCCGTCATCAGGATTGTTAGATATACCATGCAGACCAAACCCTTGTGTTTGATGTATATTTCCTTTTTGAACAAATGTTCCAGCTGCTTCGGGATCTCCTACTTCAATTCGTGAACCAGAAAGAAATCTGGATCTTACGTGGGGTAGATCTAAATAAACTCCTTGCGCGGTTTTTGTCCCAGCAGAAATACTTTTTGATCCAGAGAAATTGAGCATTGATGTGATGATGGCTCGATCATATCTTAGATCACTAAGTGTAAATTTTTTGGGACCGCCGAACTCTTTTATTCTTACGTAAATGTCAGGATCTAGGCCAAAAGACCTGATTATGGTCTTAACACTATGAACTGTCCCTTTAGATCTAATCGTCTCACCGATATTTGNCAAGATTCTTCTAAGAATTTTATTTCTTATTGCCATCAAAGGCATTGAATTATTTGAATAGTCGATTGATTGATTTTGATTATGATAAAATTGCTCTGGGTTTGCATCAGTAAATATAGGAGGTAGTTCAAACCCAAAATATTTAGAAACAAATGGCAAAAACTGGTCAGCAGCACTTTCACCATCATCATAGCCAACGTGAGATACAACAGACATGTGATCTGTCACTGTTTTTATTTCATCAAAATGTTTTGCCCAAACGAATAATAATGCCGACATGATTTGAGCAGAACCTAGCTCGCCAGATCCCGGCATATTACTTCCGGAATAAGGTGTATCTACGGGCGCATCGAAATTATAAAATCCAAATAAGTTAAACCCTTCATCAAAGTAGTGAGGGGGCACAAGCTTAGTAATTAAATTAGGATTTTGCTCATCATAAGTTGTCCCTGTAGACAAAAGATCAACATTTAAATCTGACACTGGCTCATATAGAGGAAATAGAACTGGGTTTACGTCTCTATTCTCTTGAGACAGAGAAATCCCAAAACTTCCTGTCTCTCTCATAGAAGCAACGTAATTAGAAATTGTTGAATGCAATCCGTTACCGCTACTATCTAAAATTAAAGCATTGTTTCCAAAACTTGCAGAAGGCTCATTGAACTTAAAATAAAGCTTTAAATCCTCAGACGGAAACACATTTTTGTTCTCAAATTTTTTAAGATCAATATCAGAAACTAGCTTATGATAAAATCTTACTTCATCTAGAGAGCCTGAGTATGTTTCAGTAGGGATAAAATCATTATCACCACTCATTGCAATCCCAGCGTGCGTTGTTCCAGATCCTATTAAAAATGGAGAAGCATCAAATTCAATATTTTTCATATTAGCTATTAATGAAGAAGATGACGCTAGCGCTGTATTAACAAATAGCTTTAGTCTATTAATTCCTGAGGAGCGATCATAGGCAGCAGCTAAGTGATTAAAACTACCTTTTGTTACTGATGCGCTTGTAAACAGCTTCACACTTCCTGACGTTACACCAAAGAGAATATTTGCGCTGGTGGTCGAAGCGGATTGTGACACAGCCAATGTGAATCCCATATTCGAACCCGAGATCTTTTGGAATAAAATTTGGTTTTCATTTGCAATTCCATCCCGAAGCTTTACAACACACTCAAGTGTATAGCTTTTCTCTCCAGGATTTAAAATAGACTGCCCAGTCTTATTCTTTGAAAAATCAGGAAANTGGGCNCCTTCAAAATCATCTACTTTAATATAGGTTCCTTCTGNAGTCTTTTCGCTCGAAGAACCTGAGAAGATTAAATAGCCTAAATTTTTTGGGAATTTTTCTAAAACATATTTTTCAAATCCAGTAAGTCTTGATAGATACTCCTCATATTCAATTCTAGTTCCATCAAAAGGAAATTTATTAATAATATTATCAAATGCAACATTTACATTTGTTTTAGCAGAACTAAAAAATGTATGATTTTCAAATTTTGAAAAGTCTATTGGTAACTGCTGGGTATTTTTAATACCCGTACCAGGCGCATTGTATAGAAAATAATCACTAGTTCCAATGGAAAGATGTGTGAGGTCATCATTAGTCTTGTTAATTAGACTTTTATCTGCAGCGAAAGAATCCCTTCTCAANCTAGGTGAGAAAATCCCTGGTCGTGTTGTCTGCAGTCGATTTTTATTTGTCATTTACTCGATCCTGAAGGTTCCGCCGACCTTTTCATATACTTGATCTGCACCCAGGTCTTTTATTAAAACATCTACTGAGTACACTCTTCCTGGACTGANATCATTAGTGTACAGGTCAAAATACATCCCGTCAGAATCTGTTGACATTAGAGTAGACTTATCAGATGTGTCAAATGGAATGATAACATCGTTAGAATATTCATCTCTAATTCTATAGTAACAATTAGTAAAAATAAGACTTGGGCGTACAAACGGTAATTTTGATGCTGGGACTTTTTCTTCATCATCAAAAGCAACAAATCTAATCCTTATTTTTTTATTTGACAAATAAGCACTTCTTATATTTTGAATACTGGTAATTAATCTAAGCGGTGTGTTGTCAAAGCCTGTGATATTAGGTGGTTTAATTTTTAAAGATCCAGTATGGAAAGTGTATGACTTGTCGTTAGATCTCCAAAATATATCAAATGTTATCGATCCACTATCTCGAACAAAATCAGCTAACGTTACTGATCCTGTAACTGCTGTTGTATCAAAAGAATCTATTGCAAAACTAGATGAATAAACACCTGATGCGAACAGAGAGGCCCCGTACAAATGTTGCGATCCTGATATTTCTTTTTCAAAAGATCCTGTCTTTATCATTAGACTCATGCAATTTGTTCCAGACAGCCCAATCAAGGAAGAGCCTGATAATATGTTTGCAGCTGTACCACGAGAAAAATGATTTAAAAATAATGACCCTGAGCTGTTAAAATAAAAAGCTTCATGGTGGTCTTGAATATCATCTCTGTACTTTATTTCGAGACGCGGTCGGATCCTTGTATTGTTACTGTCTCTAGAAGCAAATCTTTTAACAAACCTAGTTTTTGCATCTGTTTCCTGAGATCCGGAGAATGATATTCTGAAGCCGCAGTCAGGTATTTGATTTGCAAGTGTCGCTGATATTACTCTGGTTACGTCAACATTTAAGTTTTCATCTCCGATAGAGAATGTCTGTTCTGCGTATAAGAACGATACACCTTCATCATCATATAAGTTTCCTGACGATATTACATCAATATCATCTGAGTCTAGGAGGCCTTGTTGATTAGCACCTTCTGCAAACCATCCTGTAGCTGTGGAATCTTCGTCAGTTGTCGTTGTGGAAGATGTTATAAAATTTGCAACATCAATATCTTGATAACGAACAACATCCCTTCCCACGCCCTCATCAAACGAATGGGATAAAGGAAAAACAATTACTTTGAAATTAGAGGGAAGAGTTTGGCCGCCGGCGACATCAAACATTTTTAAATTACACTTAAAAGTATTGCTACTAATATCAAGTATGCTTCCTGTTAGCTGACGCAATGGATCGAGATTGAACTTGACTAAAAGCCTAGAAAGTTCAATAGGATTTGTCTCACCGGATATTTTGCTTTCATCGTAAAGCTTGAACAGGTCAAGAGTTGCGGCTTGACCTACATTTGCGTCTGTTGCCCTAAAAGAATTGTCAATAATTTTATTTGTAATATAACAATCTTGGGATGCTGATAATATTCTAAACATTTTAAATTCTCTAGACTGCGGTTCCTCTAATATCACTATTAGGATATTTTAGTTCAAATATGCCGCCAGGCGGCGTGAATAAAATTCCTTTCTTAGTGTTAGCAGGAATATTATATGTGTTATTAGCGTAAACTCTGGTCCCTATAGGACGAGATAAGTTTTTTATTTTTATGTTTGTTACACTTAAGACACCGGTTACATTAAAAATTAAGTTATTTAAATCAGATAGTAATATTGATTCTTCTATTTGAAAATTTTCAATATTAAAATACTCTATAAGCTTTCCAATACAGTTTTTAAGAACTGCTTCTTTACTAAAGTTTGGAAGAACTGCGATTTCAAAATCAACACCGATATTAATAATTTGAGCATCTAAGATATCGATAGCATCTGCTACTAATCTAAACTCATTTAAGTATGTTGAAATATTCTTTTTAAGTGTATCGGGAGACATCTGTAAAAAACCATTCCTGTCTCTTCCGATAATATAAAGAAGAGATGAGAGTGGATTTGTTGGATTGCTTCTAACAGAGGCTCTGAATACTCTGCCGAACTCAGGGGGCATTGTATAAACACGTGCTAACAGATCTTTTTTAGTAACAATTCGTGACTGTAAGTTTCTGGCACTGCTAATTAGTCCCCTTATTTGATCTAGCGTAGGTGGATCTTCGCCGCCTGTGGCTGGGCTTTTGTTGGAACCGTAAATAGAAATACGTACAGACCTTGCTGCATTATCATTGGGGGATTTTAGAAACTTCATTGCAATCGACCCTAGCGAAGTTATTGATTGTGCCCCGACATTATGACTTAATCCTCCGCCAAACCTGTATAACACAGTCAACTTAGTACCTTTTGGAGATATTCCTAATGTTCTAGTTTTCAATAAGTTTTCAGGATCGATTGAGAATCTATTAAAGTTTGTTTTTCCATAAAGCGGCAACGACAGTGCGGAGGGATCAGGTACGATATCTCCATCCATCGTATCTCCTTTGCCGGAACCGAAACGAACTGTCGTAAGACCTGTAGATGTTGACGTTGTTGTAATAAAACGATATGGGGCTGGTTTTATTGCTAGGCTTTGATTGACTGTAAACGAATCAGAAGAATTATTATCGCTGCCTACGTACACAGTGTCTTGAACAAGAGAATCTACTTCATAATATGTGTTTCCCTCATCATCTCTTAGGTCAAGTATCTGGCTAACATTTGAATTTTCCAGTGTCAAAGTCCTAAAAGACTTAAATGTATCTGGGATCTCAAAAGTCTCTGTTGCAAGATCACCTGACACACATGTTGTTTCTCTTGTGATTAAATAAGTTGCGGGGTTTCCGCTGGCATCTGTGGACTTCAGTTCAATGGTTGCAACTAAAGCGCCAGTTTCATCTTTTTCAGAGAAGTCTAAGTCTTGTGTTGTACTAAAGACAATACTGTTATCAGAGATCAGAGTACTATCCTTTAAAAGAATTGGAAGAAGAGATTCTTGAGGCTGATATTTGCTTCCTACTTGCTCAGAAGGAACTTCGATTGTAAAGAAAATAGACGCAACAGCGGGTGAAGCTCCTGTAATCTTTACGCCGGCGGTTCTAGCCATTCTTTCAATATTTTCTCTTTCAACAGCAGTTTCAGGATCAAGCTCCCTAAACTGGTGATCTAAGTAGAAAGATGATACGTCACCCACATATGAAGCAAGATCTAGGAATAGGCCTCCCAAAGATGCTTCAGAAAAATCCTGTATTTTATCAGGAAAATAAGTTCTCGCATAATCTAATAACTCAGATCGAAAAGAATCAAAATCTTTGTTGAGAAAGCTCCTGTTTTTTACAGACAAGAGATCTTTCTTTGTGTTCTTTGCCACTTAATTAGCCTCCTGTTCTAAGAAAAACTTTTATTGCTTTGTCAGTGATTGCCGCAGTAGGGACACTATAAATTACTGTTATAACAAGAGTAGCTGATGCTGATTCCTTGTCATTATTATCTATCTCCAGCTGGAAAGATTCTAATTGCACAAAGGGCATAAATTTTCCTGCTGCAGCTTTTATTCTCATCATAGCATTAGTCTCCCAGTCAGGAGATGTATAAGAAAATAAAATAGGCCCTAGGTTTGCTCCGAAATCGTGTAAGCCTAGGCGTTCGCCGTGATCAGTAAGAATTAAGTTTCTAAGATTATCAGCTATTTGTGACCCGATATTTCTATGCATTTTAAAAATGCCGTCATTTCCTGTGCCTAGCATCATCGGCGTTGAGATGCCAATAGGTAGAGACTCAGGTGGAGTTTTCAGTTGAGTATCAACTGTTAGTTCACCAACGCTTTTAAAACTTATAGCTGTCATTTACAAACACTCAAATATAAATAGTTAAATGAAATAGTTTTAGGACCAATTATTTCCGTTAAATGTCCCAGACTTAAACCATCTATCAATAGTATCTGTAATTCTTCTTACAGATTCAGTGGATTTTTGAGCCAGAGGGACTGTAGAATCAAACTCTACATTTTTTACGACCGATATAATTTGAGCTCCTAAGCCGGCGGGTGGGGGTGAAGGTGCACCATTACCCCCTTCATTCGTTAGCATCAATGCTCCGATTCCTACACCCAGAGCTCTAAACACTGTATTAAAAGTTTCTTTAAACATAGTTTCTGTTGGTATTGCAGGTGGGTTCGGACGAGCAGGTCTTAGCCCACGTGATAGCGTAGTAATCAAGCCCTGGAATGGTACAAGATTAGGGAGTACAACGACATCAGGTGATAATGTACTAACGTTCGGTGTATAGAGATAGGAAGAGATTGCATCTGCCCATTTTTCACCAAACTCCTGTGAATTTCTTGGGTATCGGCCGGTTTGGTCGTCGATTTCTTCTTTCCACGCATCTGATTGCGGGTCCATGAATCTAGAGAGTTTCCCTCTAAGAAGTTCCTTATCTAAAGACATTACTTAGTTTTTCCAACTTTGCTTCTAATGCTAGACAGGCGGGTTCGAATTTGTCTAAATGCTGGCTCATTAATGAGGCCAGGCGCCGTGGCACCGAATGGGGCGGGTTGTGTAATTAGCAGTATTTGATCAATTAAACTCTCAAGAACTTCCTTGAGTTCATCCCCTAAAACAAGGGGCTGGGTAGCACCTTCACCGATAAATACTTGATTCCCTCTACCGTAAGATTTTTCTTTTCCAGATCCTATAATGATCTTCGGGCCGTCGATCATGATTGTTCCGTCTGACTGCATTGTAATTACTGCTTGGTCTTTTGAGTGGCTTCCTTCCCTAGACCCTTCTTTAATAATTCTAATGCTGCCGTCTTTTCGAGAGATAATCCTTGCTTCATTAGACTTGATAACAACATAAGGTTTTCCATCTTTGGGTGCTAGCTCAGTGCCCGGGTTAGGAAGTTTACTAGATTCACTATATCCAAAATTTCGATCTCCATTTGTCTTCATGGAGATATACACACGTGATAGATCGTTAATGAGATCCGGGTCACCCTCAGTAATCTTTACTATTCTCTTCTTAGACTCATCTCTGGCCCATGTTCTTTTTTCTCCTTCATCTTGTCCTAAAGTATTCTTAACCTTTGTGA